CCATCCGGCAGCGCGACGGCTTCAGGCGCGACGCTTCAGGCGGTCGCCCAACTGGTCGCAGGCGCGGCAAGCGGTGGTGCGATCGCATCCGGGCAGGCGCTGCAGGCAATCGCGCAAATGCTCCCCGGATCCGCAACCGGAAGCGGCCCGAATTCTACACAACCCCGAACATCCTGGCGCCGGGCTCCCGGTTCGCAGCGCCGGCCACAAACCCCAACGGCGAGACGCAATGGCACTCCTACTGATTAGCGCGCCATCGGCTGAGCCGATCACGCTTGCCGAAGCAAAAAACGAGCTTGGCGTGATCCACGACGCAGACGATGCAAAGATCCTTCGCAATATCGTGACTGCGCGGGCAGAGTTTGACGGTAAGGATGGCGTTCTCGGCAGATGTTTAATGCCGCAAACGTGGGAACTGATATATGACTCATTCCCCTCCGGGCCGATCAAAATACCGCTCCCGCCGCTGCAGTCGATTGCGTCGATCAAGTATCTGGACGTGCTTGGGGCGGAGCAGACGGTGCCCGAGACCGGTTATGCAGTCGACCCGGCCAGCGAACCCGGATGGGTCGCGCCAGCTACGGTCTGGCCGACGACGTACGACAGCATCAATACGGTCCGAATTCGGTTCGTTGCCGGCTACGCAAACGCGGCGGCCGTTCCAAAAACGTTGATCGGAGCAATGATGCTGAGGATTCAGGCGCTTTATAACGACGACTGGAACGAAGCCCGCGAAAAGGCCATCGACAGCTTAACGTTCCCTCTCCGCGTCCAGTTGCTGGGCTGACCATGCGCCAGTCTGGACGCTACCGCCACCGCATCACGATCCAGCAGCGTGCGGAGGCGCGCGGGGGTGCGGGCGAGGTGATCGTGACATGGGTCGACGCCTTCCCGGCTGCGACCGCGCTCGGGGGCATCCCGGCGGAAGTGCTGACCGGCCCCGGGCGAGAGTTGCGCGCGGCTGGCGGAGAGGAAGGCGAGACGGCCGCGCGGATCAACTTCCGGGAGATGCCCGGCGTTGACCAGGCGCAGCGCGTGCTGTGGAACGGGTTCGTTTTCAACATCCGCAGCATCGAATTCGACGCGACCGCAAAACGTGAGATCCGCCTGATGTGTACCGCCGGGGTCAACGATGGTCAGTAATTTGCAGCACGTGAAGGGTCTCGACGGCTTGCTGGACGCCTTGAAAGCACTGCCGCCGGAGATCGCCAGCAAGAACGGCGGACCGGCGCGTGCGGCGCTTGCGAAGGGCGCGCGCATCATCCGCGATGACGCGCGGCAGCGGGTGCCGGTGGATACGGGCGCGGTCAAGGCGAACATCGTCATGAAGCGCGACAGTCGGCCGGATCGATTCGGCGCGAACGAACGCTACACGATCGGCGTCCGTGGTGGTGCGTCCAAGTACGCGAACACGAAGCGCAACGTGCGCAAGGGTCGTGCCGGCAAGGAATACAAGACGGCCGGCAGTACGTACTACTGGCGATTCCTGGAATTCGGCAGCGAGAAGGCGCCGGCGCATCCATTTCTGCGGCCTGCATTCGAGTCGAATCAGCAGCGCGCATTGGATGTGATCGTCAGCACATTGACGAAAGGCATCGAACGCGCGGCCAAGAAAGTCGCGAGGTCGCGCTGATGTATCCGGCCGCACCCTTCGCGATCCTTGACGTTGCGCCGGTTCGCGCTGTGCTTGGGGACCCGGTGCGCATCTACCCGTTCGGCGACACCGGAACGACACCGCCTTCGCCGCCGTACGTCGTGCATCAGCTCGTTTCGAGCGTGCCCGACAACTGCCTCGACGATCCGCCGCCAGTTGATGACGAGCGCGTCCAGTTCAGCGTGTGGGCCGATGACGTGGTGACGCTGTCGGCTGCAACCGTCGCGCTCCGGACGCAGCTGCAGGAACACGGCTACATCAACAGCATCAGCGACAACGGGCGCGATCCGGACACGAAGCGCTACGGCATGGTTATCGATTGGTCCCGGCTGGAGCCGTGGACCTGAGCAATCTCGCATCCGCGAGTAACACCCGGCCCGCAATGCGGGCCTTTTCTTTTTCGGAGGCCACACGATGGCAATCAAGGCACAAAAAACAGGGCTGTGGTTTCAGAATTCGACCACGGGTGTAGTCATCAAGGTGCAGTGCGCGAAGTCGATCAGCGGCTTGAGTGCTGAGCGCGATCAGGCGGAAACGACTTGCCTGGACGATGACGCGCGAACATACGAACCCGGTCTAGCTACCCCCGGCGTTGCGTCGGTGGCGATCGATCCAGATCCGAAATACACCGGACACAAGGAGCTGATCGCACTTCACCAGACTGGCGAGAAAGTGAATTGGGCGGTGGGATGGTCCGACGGCACGTCGTTGCCGACCGCATTCATCGGCGTAACCGGCGGCACGATCAGCAATGGCGGCAGCGGCTACAGCGGCACGGTGACTGTCGCCGCCACTGGCGGCACGGGGTCCGGGTTCTCTGCAACCGCAGTACTGACAGGCGGGGCTGTTACCGGGCTGACGGACATCGTCCCTGGCACCTACAGCGTCGCGCCGACCGCACTGACGTTCACCGGTGGCGGTGGCACTGGTGCCGCAGGAACCCCGACCACCGCATGGAGGATCGTTACCGGCGCCGCGCGGACGTGGCAGACGTTCAATGCCTACGTGTCGAATGTGCCGTTCGACTTCCAGCCCGGCCAAGTGGTGACCTCGACCGTCGGGCTGCAGCTTTCCGGCTTCGCGACGTTCACCCCGAAACCCTGATTCACACAACGGCTTAACCCAAACGGCGACCGCCTATGGGTCCGGCCGGTGCGCCTGCTGTTCGCCGTGGCAGGCCCCGGTCGGAACCCTCCGGCATTGAGGAATCAACATGGCACTGAAGAAGAAAGAATCGCCACAGACTCTCGGCGAATCGCTTGGCCAAAAGAGAAAACCAGACCGCGCGATTTTCCTGTTGCCAACGGATAGCGGCGAAAGCATCACGCTGTATGCGCGCCGCATCGGCGTGTTGGAAAAAGAAGAAATACTTTTCAAGGCGCACATGGCTGGGCGGGCTGGGTTTTCTGACCTTGTTGCAGCCAGCATCGAGAACGAAGACGGAAATCGGTTCACGCTGGAAGAGCTTTTTTCTTGCGAGTGTCTCTCCGACGTGCAGCTCGAGCTGCTGCAGGACAAGATGTGCGAAGCGAATGCGCTTGGGAAATACAAAAAAGAACAGACTGAAGAAAACCCAGCGGGAAACTGACGGGCTCGGACGAGTTCATTGTCGAGCTTTCATTGGCGCTCGGCATGCTCGTATCCGAGCTAACAGAGAGAATCACCGAGCACGATTTGCAGCTATACCGCTCGTATGTGCAAAAGCACGGGCCGCTGAGTCCGGCGCGCATGTACGACAGGCCCGCCGCGCTAATCGCGTACCTGATCAGCAAGACATCTGGCGGCAATCCGAAGTCAATCGCCGACTTCATGCCGTTCGAACAACCCCGCGACACGATCAACTTTGAGGATGACTGATGGCTAGCACTTCGCTGGGCCGGCTTTACGTCGACCTGCTGATGAAAACCGGCAGTTTCGAGACGGACGCCGGCCGGGCTGCGAAGATCGCGGAACGTCGCGCGCGCGAGATCGATCGCGCCTTTGCTGGGGCGATGTCCAACGTCAAGAGCAACATCATCGGCGTTGGCGTTGCGTTGATCGGAATCAACTCCGTTGTATCGCTCGCACAGAAAGGTTTTGCGGGCCTGATCGCATCGATCGACAACGCAGACAAGGTCAACGAGCTATCGACGCGGCTCGGAATCAGTGCGGAGAAGATCAGCGCTTGGGGCTATGCCGCGAAGCAATCCGGGTCTGATCTCGAATCGCTCGGGGCAGCAATTCCGAAGCTGTCGAAGAACATCTCGGCGGCGGCGGATGCGACAAGCAGCGCCGGCAAACTGTTCGCCGCGCTTGGCGTTGATGTCACTGACGCAAACGGCAAGCTGCGCGATGTCGAAGATGTTCTGCCTGAGATCAGCGACCGGTTCAAGGCGCTGACCAACGACACGGAAAAGCAAGCGTTGGCAATGGAGCTATTCGGCAAGTCCG